AAAATCAATCATGATTAAAAAACCTGTTTTCGAAGGTGAAAGTATTAAACAAAACAAAAAGGGAGGAAAAATTAATCTTTATTCAATTTGGACTAATCACACACTAGACAAAATTGATCAGATATTAGAAGAAACATTCATTTATGTTCATACAATAAAAGAACCATCAAATTTATACCATGAAAAAATAAAGGCAATTAATACAATTATAAAATTCCAAGAGGAATTTGAAAAAGCAACTGATGAAAAATATGGAAATGTTAATACTTTTTCCCAAATGAAAGGATTTGCAGAAACAAGATTTACTGACAATGAAAAGTATATTGGTTATTCCTCAAATGTAATTTTTCATTCTTTTAAAAATTTATTAGAAATAATTAAACCCGATTTCAAAATGATAATCAACGAAGTTTTAACAGAATCAATTGGTGAAATTATTAGTACAAAAGCAGTTATACATGACATAGGTAGACATTATAAAATTGGAGAAGATACAAGAAAGTCTTGTGCAAAAAGGATTTTTAAACGTTTTAAAAAAATGGATATTATTTCTGAAGAGAATGAAGACTTTGATTCTTTCTATAAAAATTACGAAAAAACAGACAAAGAAAAGAAAAAATTCATTTTGAACAATATGTCTAATCATTATAAAATGAAATCTAGACAGAAAGTATGGGAAACAATATTAGATATTTTAGAACAACATAAGGAATTAACTTCAATTGAGGATTTTTTAAATTTTTATTTACAGAAAGAAAAAGGAGAATTAGAAGCAGATATTTGTATCAAAGCTCAATATGGTTCAAAAAGAGAATTTTATGTAATCAATATTGCTGGTAAAATCTATGCACGAATAATTGAGAAATTTTTTTATTACTTATGTAAATGTTGTACAAGTGAGTGTATTTCAATTCCTGGTGACAAAAAAATGCTTGAAATGCAACAATTAATCGATAAAGCTACCTATTATTGTACACAAAATAAACTTAAAATGATCTATGTAAATGGTGATTGTACTAAATGGTCTGCTGCTGAAACATTAGGTTCATTTTTGACCATGTGTGAAGTCCTTAAAGAATATATTCCCATTGGAATGTATAGTTTATTAAGAACAGGTTTTTC